AGGACAATTCCAAATAGAAAACGAATGAGAACAATAACACACATAGTAGTTCATTGCAGTGCTACGGGACAAGATGCAAAAGTCGAAGCAATCCAACGCTATTGGAAGCAAAACTTAGGTTGGAAGTCACCTGGTTATCATTACATCATTGAAGCGGACGGCAAAGAAACTCAACTACTTTCAATTGCTCAATCTTCTAACGGTGTGAAAGGATGGAATAAGTCAATTATAAACGTGTGTTATATCGGTGGCGTGAACAAGTTAGGGAAGGCAGCAGACAATAGAACAGACGCTCAGAAACGCCAACTATTGACAAGACTCAAAGCGTTAAAGACTATGTTTCCAAATGCGATAATACAAGGACATAAAGACTTTCCAAATGTGGCTAAAGCTTGTCCATCATTCGACGCGAAATCGGAATATAAAAATATCTAGAGGGGCAGTTGTCCCTTTTGTTTTTTACTTATTTACTTAATAATTACACAATGACGGAGATTCAAAAATGCGAACTTGCTAAAAGCAAAGGTTTTACCTACAACCATTTGACTGGAGACATTCGAGGTATGAAGGGTAATATTATCAAAAAGAAACTCGCGGACGGTTATATTTTTTGCTGCATATACCTAGATAAAAAGCAATACGGTCTACTTGCGCATCGATTAGCATGGTATCTTCATTACGGAGAATTACCAACTAATCACCTCGATCATGTGGACGGAAGCCCATCGAACAATAAGATTGAGAACTTACGCGACGTTACGCATCAGCAGAATCACTTCAACCGCACAACCGCAAAAGGTTATCATTGGAACAAACAATGCAAAAAGTTTCAAGCGTACATAGCATTAAACAGCAAACTGATTCATCTCGGAATGTTCGATGCCGAAAAAGAAGCTCGAAACGCATATCTTGAAGCTAAATCAAAACTTCACGTAATTAACTAAATCAAATAACATGACTAACACACCAAAATGGGAGAGTGTTTTCAAGATTGAAATTCAACTTGAAGGCGAAAAGATTACAGACTTCAAAAGAAGATTAGCCAAGAAGTACAACACGACTCTAGGCAACATTGCTTCTAAGTATCACAGACACGTTACAAACAAAAACAATCCGAAGAAGTTTGATGAGTCAATACCAGTGGCGCATCATTTGCCAAAGTCAGACACAAAAGAGAAAAGTATTATTGACATTGAAGGCAGAAAGGTTCTTGCCTTGTTCGATGTTCATATTCCTTATCACGACATTAAAGCTTTGCATCTGGCAATCGACTACGGTGTGAAGCAGAACTGCGATACTATTTTATTGGGCGGTGACTTTATCGATTGTTATGAAATCAGCAGTTTTGAGAAGGACAGAACCAAACGTTCATTTAGATCAGAGATTCAACTCACAAAACAATTCTTTTCATTCTTGCGTTTCAAGTTTCCAAAGGCTAGAATCTACGCGAAGATGGGTAACCACGAGGAACGCTACGAAAGATATATCAGAAAGAACGCGAGTGCTCTAGATGGCATTGAAGATTTCGAGTTGAGCAATCTATTAGGCTTTGACAAATTTGGAATCGATATCATTCACGGCAAACAGTTGGCACGAATAAACTCATTAGCGGTGGTACACGGACACGAATTTGGCAAATCAACCTTCTCGCCCGTGAACGTGGCGCGAGGTCTTTATATGAGGGCTAAATCCTCTGCCATTTGTGGACACTCACACCAAACTTCAGAACACACAGAGAAGGATATTAATGGTAAACTTACAACGTGTTGGAGTGTTGGGTGCTTGAGTGAATTAACTCCTGAATACGCACCATTTGCGAAATACAATCACGGGTTTGCAATCATAACAAAACGTGGTAGTGAAGGTTTCAACGTTCAGAACTTCAGAATACACGAAGGTAAAATACTATGATGATAGATTTGAATCTCAAAGTAAGGTATCGCATAGGCGATATTGTCTATTCTCGCAGCGATGTAGACACTCGGTTACGTTTTGTAACTGGGTACATCGTGCGAAAGGGAATGCTTATCTACGTGGTATCACTAGAAGGTAGTGAGTCATATTTCTACGACTTTGAATTGATTAGCGAGAATGAGCAGTTGATGGGGTTAAATTGATACTATCAGGTAAATTATCACACCTTCCAGAATGGCGATTGCAGACACGATAAATGTCCGCTTTCGCCATTTCTTTTTACAATCAATTTCATCACTCATCTTCTTGTTCTGCTCGTCAATCTCAATCTGCTTCTTTAGATTGTAGATGCTTTCAATATCATCCTGCTTCTGCGCTTGAATGCCAGTGATATCAACATACTTCTTCAACATAGAATCTTTCTGAATCATTATTGAATCTTGAAGCTTCGCGTACTCCCACCAATATTCGAGGGAGTAGTAGCAAAGGTTGAATGCTTGGTCTTTATTTAACTGGAGTGTATCGACCCTTAAAGTATCTGCGCTCGAACTCGCGTTGATTTGATTCACGAATGATAGCATTAATACTATCGTTGCTAGTGAGTATAACTTTCTCATTTTTGAAATAATTGTTAGTGATTATAGGCTTTTTGGATTCGTAGAAATAGACGGTGTCGCGCATCATTTTGATGTCAATCAGTGCATCGTGAATCATTCTATCTTGCTTGTCTATTTTCTTTTGGAGTTTCTCGATTTCGATTTGAAGTGGTGACGAATCTTCACGCTTTCGATTTGATAGCAGGATGAAGAAAACAGTTAATAGGATAACTGAGATGAAAATGACTACGTGTGTTTGGTTAATTTGTTTCATTATGTTAAGTTAAAAAAAGTGGGCGCAAACTTAATTACGCCCACAGTTAATTAAGCGAAAGGTGTTAAACTAATTTTCTTTGTATTCAAATTAGCATAGGCTTCAAGTCGGAACTCCTTACCAGTAAGCGGCAAAAAGTGAACTGTAAACTTGATATGTGCAGGTTTTGAATAGTCAACGTCAGCAAGAGAATCGACATCAAGCACAAACGAATCCGCATTTTCTTTTGTCAAGTATGCAGACTTCCAACACTCGCCAAAGTTCCCCGTACTATCTGCATCGATAGCGTTGGCAGGGCGGTCACATCCGTTGTACAATGTCCAAGTGATTCTAAAATCTCCTTGTGCCGTACCGTAGCACGTGCGTAGTTGTGAGTAGTTGAACTCACTCCACTCTGTCTCGTTGACAAAGAATGAACCGCGAAGCAAATTGCCGTCCCATTCTAACGCAGGAAAGATGTTTGTGATGTGTGTGTCGGGTGTTTTAAATTCTCCCGTGAAGTAGTCATTCTGGAAAGCGAGAACGGTGTCCTCATTCACTTTCATAATGTCAGCAATCTCACTAACATCATACGTCAAAATAGTTTTCTTGCCGTTTACAATCCAATCAAATGACCATTGATTCTTATTCTCGAAATCGTCAAACATCACATCAGTACCATCTATCACTATCGTGATTAACTTCTCACTTTCGGTGTGAGTTGTCCCATCGGGCAACTGCCAAGAAAGTTCTGACCGGTACAACTGCCAGTGTCCATTCTCATTCTTACCGGTCACGACATAACCAAAGTCATTGACGTACATTGACACAAGGTTGAGCAGGTAGCTAGGTGAAAACACAAAGTTTGAAGTAGGTAAGAAACCATCCTTCCAAACATATTTCGTCTGTGTCAGATATCGACCTGCCCATTTTGGATTCGGAACTTTCAAAGTCTCCTTAACCAACTGACGGTTTAATCTCAGTTCGTTGACATTTCGCCCATCAAGAACGAAATACTTTAGTTCATCCCACATTTGAGTGGGAATGCCAGTAATACTTTTGTCTAAAATCATTTTGTTTATTTGTTTAATTAATTACTATCTTATAGCGTACCTGCCATAGTTCGGATACAGTTCAAAATACATACGCATCATCATCATATCTGCAAAGTCAGGTGAGAAGCCGTGTTTCTTTTTGATTTCTTCCTTACTGGTAACTGCCTTCTTTCGCTCACGATCAATATGTGCAATTCTCACAACCTCTAAATGCTTTATAATTTCAGTCTTGTACTTGTCAGCGGCAATGGTCAACTTGTTTGCGTTGATGTACTCGCCCATTTTAAAGTAGCACTCAGCCTTTAGATTCATATAAGTCTCGCTATCTATCGCACGACCACCGTTGTTGAATGATTGACACTTTAAAATACCTACTACTCCAATTCCTAATCCGTCAGCATCCACAACAATATTCGACAACTTCACGTTTCTTTCCTTTGCTAAATTACGGATAAATTCCGCGACCTCGTTTGGATACTTATGCTCCATCATAAACACATCAACAAGCGACATTCCCGACCACAGACCAATGATTGTTTTATCGTTTCCAAGTGCTGCGATGTCGGCAGTAATGTAAGCGGTAGTACCTATCAATTCATTCCTAAAACAACGTAGTAAGTCATCGTAGTAGTAAAGTCTATCATTGCTTTCGTCATAGTCCCAATCGCCATCTAAAAGTCTTTTACGGTCTATCTCTGGAAGGCGTGAAAGCTTTTCAAGGTAGGCGGGTTCAAGATTCGGATTGTCTGTAGGCAATGCCTTGATGAATGCCCTATCCTCGCGGAGCGTACCATTACGTGCAGCATCGAAGTAGTCTGCGTATAGCCATCCTTTTGTCGGGTTGCAGGATAGCAATCCTTTCGGAACACCGTTGATGAGATTGTAACGCACACGAGAATCTAGAATATCGATTGCCCGTTGAGAAACTTCCGCTACCTCGTCTACAAAGTAGTCTGTGATTTCAATCGAACCAAGACGGCTAAACTCAGCATCTGAAGGCATAAAGCCTAAGTCCATCAAGATAATTTGCGAACCGTTGTAGAATTTTATAACGTGGTCTTGTCCGTTGTACGTGTAGTGAGTACCGGGACGAAGTCCCATCTGGTTAGCAATCGTCCAAAAGGTAGCCATCGTTGACTGTCGAAGTCGCTTTAATTCTGCACGACCTATCAATCCTCTTGTGTTTGCATATTTTAATCTGCGATTAATCTGCCAAGAACACCCAAGAAATGTCTTGCCACCACCTGCACTACCACCATATAAGACAGTTTCTGTTATCAGGTCTTTAGGCGATAACAAAGTCAATGCTTCATCTTGGCGAGTAGTGTAGGACGGTGTGTACATTTGGTAAAATTAAGCTATAATGTGGTATGTTTCTTTAGCTTTTATATATGCGTTTCGTGCTTCTTGTTGGGTATGAAAGTATCCTAGATGTTTAACTTTTCCATTAATATGTATCTGAGCCTGAAATTTGTTTAAGGTTTTCTTAAAATAATAACCTTTGGCAGTTGTTCTATTCCAACTATTTTGCTGATTAGTAACATCACGCAAATTTTCAATTTTATTGTTACTTCTAACGCCATCAATATGGTCGATTGAGTTATTTGGTAGAATTCCATAATGTAAATACCAAGCTAATCTATGACCCTGTATTCTATAAGCTTTATTTTCATATGTTACCTTACATCGAATATATCCAGCCTCTTTTCTTGTAATTACTTTACCATACATACCTCTAATTTCTCCGCTTACTAGGCAGTACGTGTATCCTTTAGCTTTCGCCAATTCACATTTTTCAAGTTCGGTCATTGCTATTTGTTTTTTGTTAAATAATTCAGGTACATAATTATTTTCATTTCTCTTGCAATACTGTTCGTATACTGCTCTTTCAGTCGTGGGTTGGCTTGAATCCGTTGAAGCTTTGTCTTGCCGATTTCTTGTTGATCGTGAACCATTCGTTTCGCTCTCTGCTTGAAACTCAACCACTCATCGTCCGTCCAATAGTCATCAGTCACGAGACCAGTCTTGTAAAGATTCTCCAACATCACAAAACCCATCAACTCCGCTGCCATAAAGTTACCTTGTCTCGCGTTCTCGATGTCTTTATTTAACGAATCATTAAACCAACTGAGCGACTCGTTAGCTGATTCAAGTTGTCGTGCAGGTTCGATATAGTTCACGTTTACTTCATTCCATTTTTTCATAGCGTCCATTCGCAGCTGGTAGTATTCACTCAATACACTACCAACATAGGTAGCATCAAATGATTTGAATGATGTCAACTTGTTAGCCAACTTACTCGCTGCGTTAAACTCAAAGGCCAACTTGAAATCAACTGTTGTACACCAAGCGAAGTTATCAGAAACAAACGAGTGCAGTTGTTGTATTGGTTCGATTCTATCTGGCTGCGGTATTCCGTGAAAGACAAGTTGCGCATAGTATTCGACTGCGAAGTCCTTACCACTAATCAGAGCGACTAGTGGTGCTTCTTTGGCAGCGATTATCTTTCTGAAATCAACGTTAGCGACCTTACTTAAATTGGTCAAGGAGTGATTGAAGCCCC